GAGCTCCTGGTTCAGATCCAGATCCTGCTCGAGCTCCTGGTTCAGATCCAGATCCTGCTCGAGCTCCTGGTTCAGATCCAGATCCTGCTCGAGCTCCTGGTTCAGATCCAGATCCTGCTCGAGCTCCTGGTTCAGATCCAGATCCTGCTCGAGCTCCCTGCCGGTCGCAGTGAATCTTGCCCATGGGCCGCGCCCATTCCCCCTTCTGATTCGTATCAGTTCGCCCCGTTCGCGGTCCAGATCCGTCGGCCCCGGGGCGCGGCGTCGGTCCAGATCCGTCGGCCCCGGGGCGCGGAATTATTCCCCGGGGCGCGGAATTATTCCCGGGGAAGGCGGGGAATCCCGGGCCGAATCCGCCCAAGTATTCGCGGCCCGCGGGGCAAGTATTCGGCCCAAGTAATCGAGGGGGACCTGGCGCGATCTATACTTGACGAATACTCGGTCCTGGCGCCCGCCCGCCGGCCGCGAATACTTCGGCCAGGGGCCCGTGACTATCGGGGCAGATCGAATACTTGAAAACGGCGGAAAACTGCCAAAAATCCACGCAACGCCCGCCGCCGCAGCCGCCCGAGCACAAGATGCATGTTTCGCGCAAACAATGTAGAGTAAAAATGAATTGGCTTTTTTATGCTATAACTCTTATACAATAGTCTTCAGGGGCCCCCTTTGAGGCTCGAAAAAATATTATTTTTCAGGAGGTATGAGATGCCTGAATCTGACAATCCTGTTCGTCGCGTCATTAAAACAGACTTCGAAAAAATTGTCCAAAAACGAAATCTACCTAAAGGTTCTGACCGAGCCCTCACTCCCAAGCAACGACGGTTCGTGGGCGAGTTGGTATCGAACGATGGTATGATCACCATGAGGGAGGCCGCGATACGTGCGGGCTACGCCCCTAGATCCGCACACTCTCGTGCCTGGGAGCTTACCAATGTGGAGATATCGCCGCATGTTGTTGCTGAGATCCGGCGGCAGCAGGCTGAGTTGGATGCGAAGTATGGCGTCACGTATGAGCGCCATGTTCGGGATCTGAAGGATATCCGAGACGATGCTTTGGAGAATGGGGCCTACTCTGCGGCGGTGCAGGCAGAGAAGGCTCGTGGTTTAGCTCAGGGGGACATCTACGTTTCTCGTTCAGAGGTTCGGTATGGCAGCATAGACTCCATGAGCAAGGAAGAGGTTTTGGCTGAGTTGAAGAAGCTAGAGGAGAGTTACACTGATGGCCTTATTGACGTCACGCCGGAAGAGGATGAAGGACCGTCCGACAACGATGCCGAGAGCGGCGTACACGCAGAGCGAGGGCGGGTTTTGGAAGAAGATGAAATCGGGAGTGTCGAAGACCGAAGCGGATTGGATAATGACGAGGCTGGAGAGTTGGGCACTTCCGGGGGTTCCTGATATTCTGGTTTGTGATGCCAAGGGACGTTTTCATCTAATTGAACTGAAGTACACAAAAGACAATTCGGTAAAACTTTCTCCGCATCAGGTTGGGTTTTTTCGTAGGCATGAACACGCCAGCGTGTGGCTTTTTGTCAGGCACGATCCGAAAAACGGAGAGCCCAGGCTTTTGTTATATCCTCCGGAACAGGTGGTGCCGTTATCCATGGACGGTATAAAGGGTGCAAAGCCGGTCAAAGAGTTTGAGGATCCTTTGGATTGGGCAGGCATAACCGAGGTCGTTGAGAATGAGTACTAGCTTCTATGTCGTTTAAGGGGCCCCCAGAACTTCTTGACAAGAAGCTGAAGCTTCAATTGCGCTTGGCGCAGTTGGAGAAGGTAGACAAGTGCCAGGACAACTTTTTGACCTTCGTCAAGGCCATGTGGCCGGAGTTCATCTTTGGTCACCACCACGGGACGATTGCGGAGAAGTTTGAGCGCGTAGCAAAAGGCGAACTTAAACGTCTGATCATCAACATGGCCCCACGGCACACGAAGTCGGAGTTCGCCAGCTTTTTGTTTCCCGCGTGGATGATAGGGCTAAATCCGAAACTCAAAATCATCCAGGCAACGCATACCACGGAACTTGCTGTGAACTTTGGCCGGAAGGTGAAGAACCTTATAGAGGAGGAGGACTATCAGGAAATATTTCCAAACACGCAGTTATCGGTAGACAGTAAGGCAGCGGGACGCTGGGACACGAAGCAGGGTGGGATGTACTACGCCGTGGGCGTTGGTTCGAACTTGGCCGGTCGCGGTGCGGACTTACTGGTCATAGACGATCCGCATTCGGAGCAGACGGCCATGTCCAATACGGGCTTTGACGACGCCTGGGATTGGTACACTGGTGGGCCCCGACAGAGGCTCCAACCGGGGGCATCTATCGTTTTGGTACAGACCCGCTGGTCTGAGAAAGATATGACGGGACAACTGGTCCGGGCTCAGATAAAAGACCCTAAAGCGGATCAGTGGGAGGTCGTGGAGCTTCCTGCTGTTTTGCCCTCCGGAAAGGCTTGCTGGCCGGAATTTTGGTCTATAGAGGAACTGAACAGTGTTAAATATTCGGTTCCGCCGTACAAGTGGAACGCGCAGTATCAACAGAATCCCACCGGCGACGAGATATCGATACTCAAGCGCGAGTGGTGGAAAGTCTGGGATAAGGAAAATGTACCGGATCTTCAGTACGTCATTCAAAGCTATGATACAGCGTATAGTAAACGTGAGACGGCGGACTTCAGTGCGATAACGACGTGGGGTGTGTTTTATCCGGATGAGGCGGGAGGGCCCCCTAATCTGATCTTGTTGGATGCCAAGAAGGGCAGGTGGGAGTTTCCTGAACTGAAGGCAATCGCGTTGGAGCAATATAAGTTTTGGGATCCTGAGACGGTTATTGTCGAGGCGAAGGCGTCAGGACTGCCTCTTACTCATGAGCTAAGGAACGTTGGCATTCCTGTAGTAAACTTTACCCCCAGCCGTGGTAATGATAAGTTATCGCGGGTTCATTCCATTTCGCCATTATTTGAGTCTGGTGTGATTTGGGCTCCTGATGAGCGGTGGGCAGAAGAGGTCATTGAAGAATGTGCAGCTTTTCCCAATGGGGAGTATGACGATTTGGTGGACAGCACCACACAGGCTTTGATGCGTTACCGGCAGGGTAATTTTGTCCAGCTTCCGACGGATTACCAGGACGACGAACCACGGACCGTGAGGTTTGAGGCGTATTATGGTTGACGGGTCCGCAGGTGCAGGAGATCAAGCGCGTCAACTTGCTGATTTAGAGGCACGATTAGGTGGCCTTCCCAGAGGCGGTTCCGGCTATTCTGGCGGCATTGCCGCACTTCCTTCTATTCGAGAGGGCCTAACCGCCGCCGGGGAGGGCACTGTCACCGCTTTGAACAGGGTAGCTCGTGGTCTAGGAGACAGGACGGCGGGTCTGGCCAGTTTTTTAGGCGACATTAATCCTGCTGTTGATATTGTAGATGCGTTTCGTGGTTCTGGTCAAATTATGCAGGGGGATGTCGTAGGCGGCGGCTCCAGGATGGCAGGCGGCATTGCAGCGTCCATGCTTCCCGGCTCTTACGCGCAGTATTCGGCTGTTGGGAAACTCCTTCCTGCCATGTTTATCGGTGTGGGCGGAATGCGTCGTCTTAATAAGCCGGGGTGGGAAGCTAACCTGGATCGGGCCAGGACTATGGAACATAAGGCGGATCCTTCTGTTGGACCAAAGGGGGGGTACACGGATGCCGCCAAGAGAGATCCTGTTTTAAACAAGAATATTTGGGAAAACACCGGATTCTACAAGGGTCAGGATAATCTTTATCGAACGGAGATTGATACAACTAAGTTCAAGGTTAAGTCTCCGGACGAAATAGGTGCTTTTGAGAATTTAGCAGACGCCAGCCGTACTCGACTCCCGGAAGGACAGCGCGGACCAATGGACTGGGGGGATTGGAGTGGTCCTCAACTAGAACATGACGTTATTACAGAAAGGGCCTTGGCTAATAGAAAGGCAGCTAAGACCATTAGACCGGGACATTACACGAATAAGATAGATGACCCGTGGCTACGGACCACTTGGTCTGACTTCTTTAGTTTTCCGGAACTGGAAAAGGCATATCCCGGACTTAAAGATATCGAATTAGATATTACTATTCTTCCAAAGGACAGCTATGGGTACCTTGCAAAGTGGACCCCTGCTTGGCAAGAAACTCCGGGAAAAATAACGGTACGAGCTACCCTGGCAGATCTTCGAAAAGCAGTGATACATGAAGCGCAGCATTATATCCAAAGGCAAGAAATGTTCGGGAAGGGGTCAAGCACGGGGGGTATTTTAGCAAGACGAGATGAACCAAAAGTAAAAGAATGGCTTTTGGATGCGGGTCCGGAAATGCGACAACTCGCTCGGGATAATTTAAGCTATGCTGATAAGTTACTTTTAAAATACCCTGGGGCCAAAGCCTTTTTAGAGCGGGTCCCGCGCAGTAAAGGAAGCGGCCCCCGTATCCAACCCGAGGACATGAAGGACACGAGTTGGGGCACGAAGGACGATAAGAAAATAGCGGCTAAAATTGGTCAGTTAAGGTCCGATGCTATAAATATAAATGCGGCGTTAGCGGGCAAAAATTCTTTGAAAGCCCGTGCTCAATGGGTTTATGGGAAACATGCGGGAGAAATTGAAGCTCGACGGGTTCAGAAACGCATGGATTACACTCCGGAACAGCGGTTTCCTAGTGACGATTCAGAAGCGATTTTTCCTGCGGGTAATGAGGAATGGTATGGCCTAAATATTCCGCTAGAAAGTCAAATAGTAGACACTGATTTTGCCCACGGCGGTCCCGTCTACGCCAGCGAACTTTTGCACATGGCGGAAGGCGGCCCCCCTAAAATTCCTGATCTGACTTCCGTGCCTGGGGGCAAGCGGGAGGGCGTACCGGATTCCGAGGCGTCACAGAGTACGATTAAGCGTAGGCTTGCTCTGGAAAAGCAGCAGTTGTCGGAGCTTCTTGGAAAGCCAGTAAAGAGGGACGTTACCCGCGCTCTGGAAAAGGGCATACAAAGTCTTTTGGACAAAGACCCGCTTTCGGGAAAAAGAGCCCAACGGATGTCCGATAGGATCTATGATTTAAAAGATCTGATAGATCCGCATCCCTTCTTTCCTACTATGGAAGAGGAAATGAAAGGAACTATCGGCCATGCTTTGGGTGTACCATATGATCCGGCCAAGTCTATCTGGCATCTATTAGATGAGAAAACACAGACACCGGACGATATCCGATTTCTGGATCAATGGTTGAAACAGAACCATGGCAAGGGGCTTCTAGAATTTACTTTCCCTCCGGAATTACCGCCTCCCCGGTCTCGAAGTCTATTGCAATATATTCCTCCTGGAGAAGACCCTGTCCCATCTGCGACGAATCTTTCCGAGGATGTTAGGAAGAGGATAAACAGTGTTCTGCAACCGCAGGAATCCGATTTATCTTTGGTTCCTGAATCGCGGCCCAAGGACCCTCTTAATTTACCTGCCATCATTTCAAAAACGGCGGCTTTAGCTGCGTTTGATGAACCACGGCCCAAGGGCAAGGGTCAGAGGTTTCGTGGCATTGGAAGTCTTATGCGGCGGCGTCTTTTCCCTCTTATTCAGGCTGCACAGCTTGGTTATGAGCATCTTTTGTCTCCTGAGCAGAAGGCTGAGATCAAGGATTTTCTGGAGAGTCCCGCGCATGAGATGGTGGGCATGGACAAACCTGGGATTGAATATTTCAAGGATCTTCTTGGGATGTCTGAGGACCCTACGGTTCCGGTAGAACGTGGCATAGGGGACAACCAAGGGCCGCCTTTATTGCCAACCAAGGAAGAGAAGGGTCTAGCCACACAGGCAGACAAAGCCAGGGACATGTTCGGCCCTTCTGGAAAGGGCCCCGGCAAGAGAAAACTTTTGGTAGTAGGGTGTAGCAAGGGCAAAAATCCGGTGACCTGTGCCGTCGAAGCATCCAAGTTGTACACGGGTTCCTTGTGGCAAATGGTGAACAAGCATTTTGGCGGTGCGGAGAACGTCCCCAAGGGCCTGGAAGATGCGGGCATTGATTTTCACGTATTGTCTGCCGAGCATGGTCTGATCCCGGCAAATGAGCTTATAGAAACTTATGACCGGGAGATGACGCAACCTCGTAAGGCGGAAATCCTTGGCGACAAGAAGATGACGCAAAACATTGTTGACGTCTTTGGCCGCTACGATCCGGAAGATGTTTTTATTGCCGCCAGTAAAAACTACCGGGGCCTGATTGAGGACGCCACGGGCCGTGAGTTCCCGACGTTCAAGCGTGGTCGTGGTACAGGAGTTGGCACCCATAGGGGAGAGTTTGCTGAGTGGCTGCGCCAGAACATTGGACCACGGTCCACGGGTCAGGGCGTTGGCTCGTTAGCAAAGGAAGCCAGGGACATGACCTCTGGACCCCGTTTCCGGGTAGAGTACTTACCAACTAACGACGCCTATGTAGCAATGTTTGGCAGCGCACTTACTTCTCTACGGTATCCAGAAATACCTACCTTAAAGCGAGAGAAATTCGGTAAGAAAAAGGGAGAACCAAAAGTATTAGAGAGAAGATTCTTCTCTTCTTTGGAAGAAATTGATGCTGTTCTAGAAAAGAGTGGGTTACGAAGAGACCCAGAAACAAATGATATTGTATCCATAGACGAGACCTCGCCGCCCACGAACAAGGCCCACGGCGGTCCAATATACGCCAGCGAGATTTTGCACATGCAGGGTGGGGGCGATGTTGTAGATATTGGAGCTTCGGATCCCAATCGCCTGGACATGGCCGATGTTGAATATACGATGCCGCTTTGGGAGCGTATAAAAGAGGATCCTATTGCTCTTATGGCTTATGATCCTCGTAATATTACGAACATTCCGGGAAGAAATCCTGGCTTCGGCACACCTTCAGTTCGAGTAACTAGAAGGGGGCAAGACGTTAGAGGGTACTACAGTCCTTATGGTCCGCATAAAGGAACAATAGCTATTCATCCTGCTTTCACTTTTCCGAAAAGTGAGGGGTTTAGGGAGTACGATAAAGGATATTACACGGGAGAGCATAGTTTCGAGGATTATTATCCTAAAGATGTTGATATTAAAGAGATAGCTCAGGCCGAGGGCTTAGATGTTTTGATACACGAGCTTCGTCATAAAGGTTTATATGATCTTGTTTCTGGGGAGGGTTCAGAACTGTCTTCAGATGAACGGCGGATGTTCCTGGAACGCTTAATACATGATCCTGATTCTCCTCTTTCCCATGAGGCTAGAATTCGATTACAGGATTTGAAGGATCTTACACATTATCCTCATGGAGAAGATGCAAGAACAGGGAAAAGTCTTAGAAAGCATCTACGATCACATCCATATTATAGTCAATTTCAACGACAGTATCGGAAACTCCAGGACATGGAGCGGTATCAACCAAGGCGAAGCGACTGGGAAAATAATGAAGCTGACTTTTATACTTGGTATCAAACTCAAGAGGGCATGAAGGAGGTAGACCAACATGAGCAGGATTATGCGAGAGCGCAATCTATAGCTCTTGAACGTATCGCCAAACGTTGGCCTGGGTGGAATTATGAGGTTCCTGAAAGTAGCCCGTATAGATCCGCAACGAGCACAGGGGTTGGTATTACTGAGCCTCGTTTATCCGATGTTTTAAAAAAAGAGTATGATGAGGAGCAGAAATATCAGGAGCAACGTTTGCACGAGCAGAGAGCCCGTAAGAAAGCCCACGGCGGTCTGGTATCCATGGCCCCCGAGGCGCGGGGTATGTTTGGCAAGCCGCATCCCATGACTAAAGAGCCACGGCTCACGGACCATGGCCCAGGTGCCAATCCAGGCGTAGCTGGTTTATGCGGTGTGGCTAGGAACATGAACCGTAGTGTGGTAGCGTAGCTCTTTACTTTTTGAGAGAGGATTTGTCATGCCGAAGGTTGGCTCCACGCATTATCCATATACCAAGAAGGGTAAGAAACAGGCCAAGTTGGCCCGTGAGAGACAAGCTGCGAAGCGGAAGAAGTCCAAGACCAAGCGGAAGAAAAAATAGGTGGCGTGATGGCTTGTAAAGAATGCATGTGTCAGTTATGCGGTGACGAGTGTGATTGCGAAAGCTGCACTCCGGAGAAGTGCGACTGCACTCCGGATAAGTGTGACTGCGGACACAAGATGTCTGAGGAGAATGGCAACGGTCTTTTGCCGACGTATCGTGTCTAGAAAGCACTAGTTAGAAACGAAGGAGAAGCCAATGTTTGTGACAGTTAGCGAATGGGTGATGGAACGTGCCAAGGAGCCTTCTTCCTGGGCAGCGGGTGCTGCCGTGTTAGTAGGTTTGGCGGCTTTTCTTGGTCAGCCGTGGGTTGGCGCAGTTGGTGTAGCGGCTGCGGTCATAGCAGTTGTTGTCAAGGAACGCGGCGGTCGCTTTTAAGAAGTGAGATAAATAATGGCTAGAGAGCCTTTTCCGGTTTCGTTAGTGGAACGGCAAAACGACGATCCAAATCTTATTGAGATAGAAGAAGATGTAGAGTTTGCTGTTCCCGGCGCATTTTCCACTGTTCTGGATGACGTTCCGGAAGAGATTGAGATAGAACTTTCCGAGGACGGTGGCGCTCTAGTTGATTTTGATCCGGAGGAGACTCGCGGCGGGGAGGAAGAATTTTCTTCCAACCTTGCAGAGTTTCTGGATGACGGTGAGCTTGGCGGCTTGTCCAACGAGCTTATGGCGGAATTTGAGGCCAATCGTTCGTCTCGCGGCGATTGGGAGGAGACCTATTCCAATGGGCTAAGTCTTCTTGGTCTCAAGTACGAGGAGAGATCGGATCCTTTCAGGGGCGCGACAGGCGTGACGCATCCTCTTTTGGCTGAAGCGGCCACGCAATTTCAGGCACAGGCGTTCAACGAGCTTTTGCCCCCTTCGGGACCGGTAAGAACCGTGGTCATGGGCTCCATGTCACGGGAGAAGGAGGAGCAAGCCTCCCGCGTCAAGGAGTTTATGAACTATTACATTATGAATGTGATGGAGGAATACACGCCGGAGTTTGACCAGATGCTGTTTTATCTGCCTCTGGCCGGTAGCACCTTTAAGAAGGTCTATTATGACGAGAGCTTAGATCGTGCGGTAAGCAAGTTTGTTCCCGCCGAGCATCTCATCGTCCCTTACGAGGCGAATGACCTCGAAACGTGCCCCAACATCACGCAAGTCATTCGTATGCCTGCGAACGAGCTACGGAAGAAGCAAATCTCAGGCTTTTATCTGGATGTTCCCGTTTTACCCTCACAAACGGAAGAAGATGACATATCGAAGGAAATGAGCAATATAGATGGCGTTTCGCCGTCTAATATTGATTACGACTGCTCATTGCTGGAATGTCATGTCAATTTAGACCTGAAGGGGTATGAAGAAGTAGACGAAGAGGGCGAGGAAACGGGCATCAAAGTCCCGTATGTGGTGACAATAAGTCAAGATAATGGCGCAGTTTTGTCGATTCGGCGCAATTATGACGAAAATGACGAGAAAAAACGCAAGATTCAATATTTTGTTCACTATAAGTTCCTCCCAGGCTTCGGATTTTATGGGTTAGGGCTCATTCATACCATCGGAGGGCTCTCCAGAACGGCTACAGCAGCTTTAAGGCAGCTTATTGACGCTGGAACGCTCTCAAATCTGCCCGCAGGCTTCAAAGCAAGAGGGCTACGGATAAGAGACGACGACGATCCGCTACAACCTGGAGAATTCCGGGATGTAGACGCTCCTGGGGGCGCGATTAGAGACAGTTTGATGCCGCTGCCCTTCAAAGGTCCGGATCAAACGCTATTTCAGCTTTTGGGCTTTGTCGTTCAGGCAGGACAACGGTTCGCGACCATTACAGACCTGAAGGTTGGCGACGGCAATCAGCAAGCTGCCGTTGGGACTACTATTGCCATGCTGGAGCAGGGCACACGGGTAATGAGTGCTGTGCACAAGCGTATGCACTATGCCATGCGCCAGGAATTCAAGATGCTGGCACATGTCATGGCGGATTATTTGCCTCCGCAGTATCCTTATACGATAGCGAACGCTGATCAGAGCATCATGGCATCCGATTTTGATGACCGTGTCGATGTACTGCCGGTATCTAATCCAAACATTTTCTCCCAAGCCCAGCGTATTGCTCTTGCCCAGACGGAAATGCAGTTGGCGGCTCAAGCGCCTCAAATGCACAACATGTACGAAGTGTACCGGCGTATGTATGAGGCGTTAGGCGTTCGGGATATAGACAAGGTACTTCATATACCGCCATCACGGCATCCAAAACCAGAGGATCCTGCGGAAGAAAACATAAGAACTTTGCAGTTGGAACCTTTAGTTGCCTTCACAGGCCAGAACCATGAAGCACATATTATGGCCCATCTTGTTTTTGGCTCCTCGCCAACGGTTGCTTCTACTCCGCAAATAGCCATCGAACTTCAAAAGCATGTTATGGAGCATGTGAAGATCCAGGCCGAAGAGCAAGCCCAGGCAGCAATAATGCAGCAAATGCAGGGCCAACAAGTGCAGGGCGACCAAAGCCTGCAAATAGAGGGCATGAAGGCACAGTTTATTGCCCAAGGGATGCAACGGGTGAAGGAACTAAGCGCCCAGGTTGGTCTAATAGGTCAACCACAGCAACCAGATCCTTTGATTGAGTTGAAGAAGCAAGAATTGCAGATGAAGCAAGCCAAGGATCAAGGAAATCTATCTTTGGATCAAGCCGAATTGCAGCTAGATCAACAGAAGGAAGTTCGTAAGGGCGAAGAGTTCCAGGACAGATTACAAAGTCAAGAGAAGCAGACGTTTGCCCGCAT